GTGAATTTTATCCTGCAACTGGAAAAATAGTAGGTACTTTAACTAAGGTTAAATTAGATCCTATTAAACGTGATTTAAAATCTCTCGATGATAAAATAATTGCTAAAGAAAAAGTACAATCTTTAAAATAAAATATGTCACGCTCATCCCGTAAAAATAGAGTAACTCCCAAAACACAAGAAGACATTTTAAATGACTTAGGGAGAGAATCTTATATTACAGGAGATCCAATTAAAGTACAAGAGCAAAATAGAGGTCAACATATCTCTAGAGAAGATGATAATACAAAAGATTTTAAAGTAACCCTTGAAGATGTTGATACTGCTGTAATTACATATATAAAAAACACAATAAAACCTACCATTCTCCAAAATGGTAATCAAATAAAAATACCCACAATATTCTCAAACCAAGAAATTTGGAAATCAATCCAGGCTGATGGTTATTTTAGAGATCAAAAGGGAAAATTACAAATTCCTATTATTATATTAAAAAGAGAATCTATTGAAAAAAATAGAAATCTAACCAATAAATTAGATGGTAATAAAACAAGAAATTATGATATATGGGCTAAAAAGTATAATAAAAATAACCAATATGATAAATTCTCCCTTCTAAATAATAGAACACCTAATCCAGAATATTATGCAATATCAGTTCCTGATTTTGTAACTATAAAATATTCAGTAATGATATGGACTAACTATATGATTCATATGAATAAAATAATAGAATCATTTAGTCATGCTGATTATTCTTACTGGGGTGAGAAAAATAAATTTCAATTTAAAACAATAATAAGTTCATTTCCTGTTTCTTCTGAAATGGAAGTTGGAAAAGAGAGAATAATAAAAAGTGAATTAAGCCTAGATCTACAAGGTTACCTCCTAACAGACACATACAACAAGTATATGTCTACTGTTGCCAATAGGTTCTTTGACAAAACTACTGTTAAAATCAGTGGCGAAAGAGAAATTAATGGTAATATTATTTTAGGAGATTCTTAGTAGTATGGCTGAAGGAGAAAAACTAAAAAAATTCTCAACGTGGGCTGATTCGTGGTGGAAAATCATCACTATTGGTATAGCCATAATAATATTCATTTATAATGTTTCTGTAATAAGAGTAACCATTGATGAAAATAAAAAAGAATTAGAAATATTAAAAGAAAAAATAAATCAAGAGTTACAAATAAGAGATGATAAAGATGATAAAAGATATAAACAAATAATAGATATATTTAATGAATTGAAAAATCATGGAATGGAACTTAAAAAAGATGTTGAACAAATTAAGGTTGATGTAGCATATGAAAAGGGTAAAAGTGATGTTTTCCACATTAAATGACCCTAATTAAGTTTTGTTTTTATAAAATAAAGTTATATTTAGATAAAAAATTAAGATGAATCCTATTAAATTTACTGAAGAAGAAATTACTGAAATAAATAATCTTAAAAAAGATTATGAAAATGTTTTATTACAATTAGGGCAACTTGAAGTTGAGAAGAAAAAAATGACTTCAATTGAATCACAATTGTGGAACATATATAATGAATTAACTGAGAAAGAAAGAGTTCAAGCTAAAAAATTATCTGATAAATACGGAGAAGGTCAATTAGATCCTTCTACCGGTATTTTTACCCCCTCTTCCAAATAATTTATCTTCTCTTCATTTTATAAACTTTTAGCTATATTTATTATTAGAAATAATCTAACAATAAATTAAAAAACTTAAAAAACTATGGCTGAAAGAATAGTCTCCCCAGGAGTTTTTACACGCGAAAATGATCTTTCCTTCTTACCGCAAGGAATTGGAAACATTGGAGCTGTGTTTATAGGTCCTACTCTTAAAGGACCTGCATTTGTTCCAACTGTAATCCAAAATGGATTTACTGAATTTGAACAAAAATTTGGTAGTCTGTATAATGGTTCATATGTACCTCACTCAGTGAGAGAATATATGAAAAATGGTGGTACTGCTACTATTATCAGAGTAATGAATGAAGGTGGATACACTTATGCTGCTGCTTCTAATAAATTAACAGCAATTATATCTGGTTCAACAATTCTAACTGTACTTCACCCATCAAAAAACAATAATGATAGTTTACTTGATTTAAGTGAAACGACTTTATCTCCATCAACACCTTCAATAACAGGCTCATTTGCACTTACTGTATCAGGTTCAGGAGTATCAGCTCAAACTTATTCTGCTTCATTATTAACTACTCAAACTAACTATTTACCAAGAGTATTAGGAACTAATTCAGATAATTCTTTAACTGCTGTTAATACTTACTCTAACACAGCATTCCCATATTTATTATTTACTGATACTATTGCTGCTTCCTTCTCAGGATCTGCTGTAAGTGTTGTTGATTCATCTCAAGATGTTTCTTTCCCGAAATATCAGGCGGCTTCTACACCTTGGATTGTATCTCAATATAATGGCGGGTTGTATAAAAATCTATTCAAACTCCACCATTTATCTCACGGTAATTCAACCAATACAGATATTAAAATTGGTATTACAGGATTGAGAGAGTTCTCTGATTCAACAGTATATTCTACTTTTAGTGTTGTTATAAGAAGATTTGATGATACTGATAATCGTCAGGTAGTACTTGAAACATTTAATAACCTAGATCTTAACCCAGATTCTCCAAATTATATTGCACGAGTAATTGGTGACAGATATTTTGAATATAACACTACAAATAATAAAGTAGAAACCAAAGGAAACTATACAAACAAATCAGCTTATGTTAGAGTTGAAGTAGATCCTTTAGTTGAATCTAAAGCATATGCACCTTCATTGTCACCAAGAGGATTTGCAAAATTGAAGCAAACTATTATAGGTTTCCCAACTTATAACTTACCTGCTCCAACATATTTAGATCCATCTGATTTTGATACTTACAGTGCTAGAAATTATAAAGGATATGATTTTAGTACTACAGACAATAATCAATACTTAAAAACAATTCCTAATGTAGGAGGTGTTGAAAGTTCTTCACTTGGTAATTTATTCCATGTTGACTTGTATTTCGGTCATCCAAGTTCAAGTTATGTTGGTTCATTAAGTGCTAGTTTAGCTACAACTACTAACTTAACTTATGATCAATTACAATTCTTAGTACCTTTACAAGGTGGTGCTGATGGTATGAGTCCAACAACTCGTATTTTAACAGGTGAATATATTGAGAATGATAACGTATTTGGATTTAATTGTTCAACATCCTCTACTTCAGGTTCTCAAGCATATGCTACCGCTCTTAATATTATATCAAATTCTGATGAATACGATATTAATATGATAGTAACTCCTGGTATATTAAAAGCTCTTCACCCATCAGTAACTTCTAAAGCAACTGAAATATGTGAAGAAAGAGCAGATGCCTTTTATGTAATGGATTTAACAGAAGCTAATGATAATGTTGCTACTGCAATTTCTGAACAAGAAGGTTTAGATTCAAATTATGCTGCTGTATGGTATCCTTGGGTTAAAATCCTTGATGCAAACACTAATAAACCTGTATTCGTTCCACCATCTGTAGTAATACCTGGTGTATTAGCTTATACTGATAGAGTTGCAGGTGAATGGTGGGCACCAGCTGGTTTAAATAGAGGTGGTATTGGAAGTGCTATTGAAGCTAAGATTAAACTTAATCAAGCTGAAAGAGATGACTTATACGAAAACCGTATTAATCCAATCGCTCAATTCCCAGGTCAAGGAGTATGTGTATGGGGTCAGAAAACATTACAAGATGGTTCTTCAGCATTAGATAGAATTAATGTTAGAAGATTGATGATCAGATTGAAAAAATTTGTAGCATCTTCATCTCGTTACCTTGTATTCGATCCTAATACTACAGTAACAAGAAATAGATTCTTATCTATTGTAAATCCATATTTGGAATCAGTACAATCAAGACAAGGTTTATATTCATTCAAAGTTGTAATGGATGATACTAATAATACTCCTGATGTAATTGATAGAAATGAATTAGTAGGAGCTATTTATTTACAACCTACTAAAGCTGCTGAATTCATTATAATTGATTTCAACATCAATCCAACTGGAGTAACAGTAGCTTAAATTAGTAATTTTTAATAGAGGAAAGGATCAAGAAATTGATCCTTTTTCTTTTTGGTCATATTTATAATTGTATAAATAATATTTTAATCTCATAATAAAAAATGAAACTACCTATAAGCTATAAAGACTTTGCAAAGGATCCTGTAAAAGGACTTTTATTTATTGTACTTCTTGCTGTTGGTTATCTCTACTATGATAACAAAGCAAGCTATAAAGCACAGAATGAAGAATATAAAGGACAATATAATAATTGTAATAGTAGAGTAGAAATGCTAGAAGTTAAACTAGAAAAAACTAGTGAAAGATTACGCAAAACAGATAGTATTATGTCTGCAGCATTAGCTAAATTAGAAATATTAAACGAGATAAATAATATAAAATGAAGAAAATTGCAGTTGCCTTAGTTCTTCTCTACTCTTGTAAAGGAGAATCTGTAACAAATTTAAAACAGGAAGAATCCGTTAAAGATACTATGGTAGTAGTAGAATCTTCTCAAGATAGTATTAATCAAAGAGTAGAAAATTTACTTGATAGTACACAAGGTGTAGAAAAGAAAATTAATGAGATAAAAGTTATAAAGCAAGAAAATATGGTTCTTAAAAAAGAACTTATTGAAACTAAAAAAGAGCTTTATATGGTGAAAGAACAACTTAATGATACTGTATCTGAAAACTTACCAATAAAAAAGAAAAAAAATTTTATACAAAAGGTTGTTTCAACAATTAAAAAAGACACTACACGATGAAAAAATTTTGGACCTTATTTGATGATGATAATAACCTAAATGAGAAGGCTGTTATCGGATTTTTAGCATTCATAGTAATGATTGTATTTGCTATTGTAGATATTGTTACTGGGGTGTTTAATGTAGAATTATTAGTTAATGAATTTATTTTTAATTCATTTATGGTAATTACATTAGCATGCTTTGGTATTGCTTCAGTAGATAAATGGATAAATAAAAAAGATAAAAATAAAGAAAAATGATATTAAAAAAAGGAGATAATGGGGAAAATGTAAAGACTTTACAAAATTTCCTTAAAATCACAGCAGATGGTGATTTCGGACCAGGAACTGAAAAAGCCGTTAAAGAATGGCAGAAAACCAATGGTTTAACAGATGATGGAATAGTAGGACCTACTACTGCTTCTAAAATGGGAATTGTTTTAAAAGAAGAAGTAGCATCAGCTAAACCATCAGAAAAAAAATGGGAAAATATTACTATACAAGGTTCAACCTTCCCAGATGCACCTATTAAAACTGATATGAAAATATCTCTTTCTAAAGAAATGACTAGTGAATATCTCCCAACACTAGAAAAAGCAATGGGTGATCAACCAAAAGGTTTTAAATTACTTTGTACTATTATGGCTCAAAAAGAAGGTTTCTTTAAGGGTTCTAGATCATATGCTACAAATAATCCTGGAAATATTGGTAATACAGATAGTGGGGCTAATAAGAAAAACTTATCATTAGCAGATGGAATATTATTGCAAAAGAATTATATCCTATCTATTGTTGAAGGAAAACATAGTGCCTTCCCAATGAATAAGAAAAAAACAATCCCACCATATTACAGCCCAGAAATAGCTAAAAACGCTAAAACATATGGAATGAGTCCTTATTTACCTGGATATGAATTTATTTTTACAGGACAAATAGATCAATTTGTTAAAATTTATTCTACTGGTGCTAGAGGAGGTAATTCATATTTATCAATGATTATATCTTATTTCAATCAAAATGGAATAAAATTATCACCAGAAAGTAAAATTCAAGATATTATTAAAATTTCTTAAAAAACCTTGAATTGGTCAATATTTATATAGGAACAATTATAATTAAAAATACACAGTATGGCACAAGTACTTCAACCAAATGAGATATTCTTTACAGCTTTTGAGCCCAAAAGACAACATCAATTTATAATGTATGTTGATGGGATTCCTTCATTCATGATAAAGAAAGCAACTCGCCCTGGAATTGCTAATAATGAAATCGTATTAGATCATATCAATGTTTACCGTAAAGTAAAAGGTAAATCAAGATGGGATGATATTACATTAGAATTATATGATCCTATTACTCCATCAGGTGCTCAAATCGTAATGGAATGGGTTCGTTTACATCATGAATCTGTAACTGGTAGAGATGGATATTCTGATTTTTATAAAAAAGATTTAACAGTAAATATCTTAGGACCTGTTGGTGATGTTGTTGAAGAATGGATTATTAAAGGTGCTTTTATTAAAGATGCTAAATTTGGTGAAGGTGATTGGACACAAGATACAGGAATTTTCACAATTACTATGACTATTGCAATGGATTATTGCATTTTGAATTACTAGCCTTGGTCCTCTTTAAATTTTAAGCAATCCACTACAATTGTTAAAAGGGTTTACATATTTATTGTAAACCCTTTTTTATGTCTTTAAAATGTAATTTATGTGACTTTAAAGCAGATAGCGAACTAAAACTATCAAAACACATCCAACACACCCATAAACTTAAAAAAATCGACTATTTAATTCAAATCAAATACAATGGTATCCATCCTACCTGTGGATGTGGTTGTGGGGAAAAAATGAGATATGAAGCTAAACTAGCAGACTTTTGTAAATTCAAACATGGTCATCAATCCCGCTTAAAAGGTCACTGGGGTGATCTAAAATCAGAAAAAAGAGTAAATGCTATAATTAAAACCAGAAAGGAAAAATTTGCTTCTGGTGAATACGACCATATAAAAGAAGCAGTAAAGAAAAATCGAAAAGATCCATCTTTAGGTAAAAAAATATCTAAAGGTGCTAAAGGTATTCCTAAACCTAAACCTGAAGGATTTGGTGTTGGGAGAATCCAATCTGATGAGACTAAGGAAAAAATGAGCGGGTCTCATAAAATAAATTGGGAAAACGGAAATATAGGAAAAAAACATTATTCTTCTAAATTAGAAAATAAATTTGAAGATAATATTTTAAAACCATTAAATATTGAATATAAAAAATTTTTTAAAATAAAATCATTTAAATATTTTTATGACTTTTATATACCCCAGTATAATATTATTATAGAAGTAGATGGAGATTTTTTTCACAGTAACCCTAAATTTTATCCAAATGGTCCCATATATAAAACTCAAATAGAGAATAATTTACGTGATCAGTTAAAAACCCAAGCAGCTTTAAACAATGGATATAAATTACTTAGATTTTGGGAATCAGATATAAATAATAATATATTGGAAGTTAAAAAAATATTATTAGAAAATTGTAAATCCTAAAAAATCTCTCCCATTCTCTTAATTATTTACACATATGTATTATCAAATAATTATTGAGAAATGAAGGCTATTTTTATTAATCAATACACCCCACTACATAAAATGATAAATAAAATTCTTGCTACTCTAGCAATTTTCTTCCTACCACTTTATCCAGTAATGTTAGCAGTAGGAGTTTTAATTACAATAGATTTTATTACAGGATTAATAGCAGCTAAAAAACAGGGAAATCCTATTACAAGCAAAAAAATGGGAGCTACCCTTACAAAAATGTTAGTTTATCAGTTATTAGTTATAGCAGCTCATTTATGTGAGCTTTATTTATTTAACCAAATACCTTTCTTAAAAATATCATTAGCATTTCTAGCTATGACTGAATTTACAAGTATTGCTGAAAACTTTGAAAAATCAACCGGAAAGAATTTAATGTCATTAATTAAAGATTATTTAGATTCTAGATTTAGAGGTTTATTAAAGGATAAAAATAACAAAAAATGAAAAAAGAAAAATTAAACAAAGATATTAAGCGCCTGAAGAAATTAGCAGGATTGATTAATGAAAATGAATCATTTGATAAAAAATTCCTTAAACTAGGAGAATATTATCAAGTTTACGATCCAGGTATGGATGAATTTAATGATGAATTTGAATATGTAGGGTTTGATATAAATTCTAAAGAATATATATTCAAAGCATATGCGGGTCCAACAGATCTTTTTATGTTTGTAGGTGTGCCTAAAAGTGAGTTAAATACTGATGTCCGCCCTAGTGAACTTTAATTATGAAACTCTCCCAACTTTTAAATGAGATACCTGATGTAGGTAAAGTTTTATTTGGAAGTGATAAAGAATTAGCTAATTTCCAAAGTAAACCTGAAGAACCCAATACTGATTGGGAAGAAAACGCACTAAAAATGCTTTTACAATGGGTTGAAGGTAACAATGCTTCTAAAACAGCATCATACTTGAAAAATAATTTTGAGGATTTTAAAGCATTATCTAAAAAACACCCAGAAATATTAAAAGCACCAGTAGGTAAAACATGTTATAGAGGAGCAGATTTTGATCAAAGAAAAGCATCTCAATTAAGAAACATATCATTAAAAGATAATTTTACTAAAACTAAAATAGGAGGTATTTGGTATTTATATTCTAAAAAACCATTTTTATCTTATAAGTCTCATTTACCTGCACAATCATGGTCCTTAAATTTCAAAACAGCCCAGGATTTTTCTAAAGATTCAGGTTTTATAATGGTAAGTAAAGTAGACAGTAATTTTATTTTCAACCCAGAAGCATTGAATAATTTAAGTGATAGATTTATGGGAGTGGAAGAAGATGAAACTGTTAGAATTTCAAAAGACCCATTAAAAACATATTGTTTAATAAGATGGGATGCGATTATTGATGAAGAATACATTATATGGAAAACAAATGAGTGGAAAATTATTGCTTCTGATTTAAAGTCAAAAGGAAAAGATGTTACTGATGATTATATAATAAAGAAAATATTTAGTCAAATAGAAGAATCATAAAATAATACATGCCCCTTCAACGTGAAAAACCGTTGAACCCAGACCCTCAATATTGGGGGTCTTTATTTTTCTATATTTATATAAAATGTTATTTTATGGGAGAATCCTTATTACAAAAAGAATTTAATGAACGAGACCTATCTCGTATTCGTAACTTAATTAAAAAAGATTACAATGCTGGTACTCGAGTTCAGGTTGGTTATGAAAAAGATATAGTTGAACATTCTGAAGGAGAAATCTGGGAAGAAAACGGTAAAACTTGGACAATCAAAAATGGGGTTAAGCAGAGTATATCTAAATTAGAACAGTTCAAAAAACAATATTTAATCCCGTTAACTTGCCCCAATTGTAGTAAACCAATGAAAAGTCAAGTTGATGAAAAGATGTATCGTGTACATTCAAAATGTTTAAATTGTGTTACCGAAATGGAAACCAAATTAAAAATTGAGGGTAAATATGAAGAATATAAAAATAATATGTTAAAAAATAACGTATTGGGTGGTTTGGATATGTATAAAGAATGGTTAATAGATGAAGCTAGTAACAATGATACTGAATCATTTATTACTGAGGATGGGAGCAAAGAAGATTGGGGTAAATCAAATAAAGTTAAAGATAAAATATTTAACGAAGTATTACCTGAACTTGAAAAAATCCGAAAAACTTGGTTGGATGATAATAAGGAAAATGAAGAAACCAAACCCGAATAATATTTATTATAAATCCTTATTAGATCACATTAATGAAAATTACCAAATTACTTAAAGAGGTATTAACCCCAACTAAACCACGTAATGTGGAAATAATGCTCCAAAAATACCCAGCATTGAAAAAATCATTAGTTGGTAACCTAAAGATTACTAATCCTGAGGTTATTAATTCAATTAATTTATTAGTATCAACTCCATCAACATTTGAAATTGAATTAGCAAATGGTCAGAAATTTAAGATGGAATATACTAAAATTGATTTTATTGCTATTATAGGTGGAGAAAGATTTTATTTAGATGGAGGAGCAGATGTAAAACAATCTGCTCAAAAACAATTAAATGTTCTTCTTAATAAAGGTAAACTAATGTCTAAAGCTGATCAAGAAAAGGAAAAAGCAGATGCTGAAAAAGCAGCTGAAGAAACCTCAGCCGAAACACCAACCGAAGAAACCCCAGCCGAAACATCAACCGAAGAGACCCCAGCTGAAGAAACCCCTGCTGAGGAAACACCTGAAGAGGAATTACCATTGACAGAAATTACTAGATTGAAAAGACTAGCAGGATTAAAAGAAATAACTATGGAAGATCCATTTGATGCTTTTATAGATTGGATGTCTATGACTGCTATTAATAGAGGTCTTGTAGATGAAGATGATATTAATTCTGATAGTTTTAGAGATGATTTATATGATATTTGGGAAGATGAATTTAGTGATTATGAAGAAACAGGACAATCATTAAGTACATCTGATTATGAATTAGCATTTAGTAAATTAGAAGATTTATATAATAAATTAAATGAAGGTGTTGAGGAAATTGATGAAAATAACAATTCAACCAAATACAAAAAAGGAGATACTGTTAAATACCAAGTAAACCTCCCAGCTTCAGGTATGTTAGCTACTTCTAAAGTTGAAAAATCTAAAAATGTTAAAACAGGTCGTATAGTTAAAGCCAGTAAAGCTAAAGTTGGCGGTTATATGGTTTACACATTAGATAATGGTTTAGAAATTTCAGATAGTGAAATTGTAGGATTAGCAGAGAACATCTCAGGAGATTATAATGTAAACGATTTTGAAATTAAACCATTCAAAGAAGGTGATAAATTAAATGAAGGTGTAGAAGAAATTGACGAAATGGCTCGTACTTCTATTAATATAATAAGAGGTACAACCCCAATTCAAAAATCTGATTTAACTAATACAAAGACTAAAAAATTTGTTCAAGATGTTTTATCAATTATAGATAATGAATCTGATGAAAATGGTATTTCAAGAGGAGAATTAGCTAAAAAATTAGGTAAATCACAACCACAAATCAATTCTGCAATTAATAAAATGATTGAAAAAGGATGGTTAGCTAATGTAAGTGGTGAAATAAATTCAAAATCTACCCCTAAAGAAAAACCATCCCCAACCCTATCAGGTAAACGATTTGATGGTCCTTATATTGAAAAAAAGATAAATTCACTTGCATCTAAAGGATATATTATAAAAAAACAAAGAAGTGAAAGTGATGGTAGTTGGTATTATAAAATTCAAGAACCTGAGGATTTAGGTACAGATAGAGGAATAGGAATAGGATATACAGCATTTGAATATAAAACAACTAAACCTAATACTGATTATTTTTACCATAATTCACATGGGAATGATGATAATAAACTAGGTAATGTTTGGAATCATAAAACATCAGACTCACCAGGACCGGGTGGATGGTATACTTTTGATCAAAAATATATTGAAGATAAATTAAATAAATTATCATCACAAACCCCTAAAGAAAAAGAAGCACCCAAACCAACTCCTAAACAAACCCCTCTAGATATTATAAAAAGTAATATTTCTGGTGTAAAATGGAATGATGAAGGAAATGGTGAATATTGGGGTCAAACTAATGATAGAGGTCCTAGAACAGACCATGGTGGTGGAGAAGATGGAGAGGATTGGATGTCATCTAGTCAAATTGAACAATATGCAGCTCCTTATAGAAAAAAATGGCAACCTCGTATAGATAAAGCTGTTGAAGAACTTAAAAAAGCTGGATATAAAGCTAATGGATATATGGAGTATGGGGAAAAAGGTCATATTTCTTTATTTATCAAAGTTAAATAAAATAAAATAAATAACCAAATCAAACCCATCCAATAAAGATGGGTTTTTTTATTTATAATCAATTATGAAAAATTTAACAAAAAATAACATACTTGGCTTAGACGTTGCCACGCATACAGGATGGGCTACATTAACTGCTTCAGGTGAATGGGATTTTACTCCTAAACGTGATGAATCTAAAGGAATGAGATTAATCCGTTTTAAAGCCAAATTAAAAGAAATATGTGATGCTGAGGATATTAAAGTTATTACTTACGAACGTGTAAGTGGGTTCCATAAAAATGCTTTAATAGTAGCAGGAGAACTAACGGGAGTCCTTAAATTATTTTGCGAAGAACGAGGAATCGAATATAGGGCATATTCTGCAGCAGAAATTAAAAAATTCGCCAGTAAATCAGGTAAAGCATCCAAAGCAGATATGGTTCGGTTAGCTAAAGAAAAATATGAGATGGAAGGTAATTCAGATAACCAAGCTGATGCTCTTCACTTATTATATCTTACTATTCATGACCTAAATCTATAACAAAATAGATAAAAACATTTCATATTTTATTTATTATATTTAAATCCAAAAATTAAATTATATGACTTGTATAGTAGGATTCCTTCATAAAGACACTGTTTACCTTGCTGGTGATAGTGCTGGTACAGACGATAATTTTTCCCAACAAATAAGAAAAGACCCCAAAGTATTTCAAAACGGACCATTTATATTTGGATTTACCTCCAGTTTTAGAATGGGACAAATTCTAATGTCTAGTAAATTTAAACCTTGGAAACAAAAATCAGACCAATCAGATTATGATTATATGATTACTGATTTTATTGATGCATTGAGAGAGGCATTTAAAGAAGGTGGATATTTGCAAAAAAGAGAAGAAGGTGATGAAATTGGTGGAACATTTTTAGTCGGTTATAAAGGCCAATTATATTACGTTGAAGATGATTTTCAAGTAGGTGAAGTGTATGATCCTTATTTATCTGTTGGATGTGGTAGTGATTTAGCATTAGGTTCATTATTTACCCAAACTAGAGAATTAGAAATTAAAGACCCTGAATGGGATGTAGATGATATAATAAATATGTTAATACTTTCTTTAGATGCTGCTTCTCGTTATAGTGCTGGGTGTAAACCACCCTATAATATTATCTCAATGAATAAATTAGATTCAACACAATATGCCAATAAATTAAAATCTAAACCTTCAGTTAAGAAAAAAGACAAGGATAAAGAGGATTAATCTATATTTATTACTATAAAAGAATAAATTATTATGAAAAATAAACAAAAATTAAACGAAATAAAACGCTTACAACAATTAGCAGGTATTAAGTTAAATGAAAACAATGGTGAAAATCAAACCGATTTAATTAAAGATTCAATAGAAAAAGTTAAAGAATGGATACAATCTGAATTAGAATCCAATAAAGATGCTTATGTAGATGATAGAGGTTGGACTATTCTTAATTTAAAAGGGATTGATTATATTATTGCTATTACTAAGGAATATATTTATAAGGTAGAAAAGAAAAATCTCCAAAGAACAACCTTACTTAAATATGATGATGGTCGAATAAATACATTTTTTGTATCAAATCATCCATTAAATGAAGCAAATGCATATGGAATTACACACGAATATGAAAAAAATAAATTTAGTAATGGTATCATAGCATTATCATATAACGGAAAATTAATAGGAAATAATATTGAACTTAAAGAAAAAGATTTTTCAAAATTAAATAATGACGATATACAAGATATAGTATATTCTATTTGGGTAGAAGGTCCTACTTTTACTTCTTCACAAGGAGGAGGTCATCCATTTTATGATTGGGATATACAAAGTATTTTAGAAAAAGGTAAATCTCCTAATAAGAATATGACTTTTGAAAAACAAGGGGATAATATAATAATGATTACTGAATTTAATCCATATAAATACGTAAAAAAAGACTTGTTCGATAAATATTGGGAACTTAAATCAAAAGATAATAAAATCAAACAATCAGGAGATGATATTGAATCAATTCTAACCAATAAAAATGGAAAATGGTATTTAATTGATACTATGAATGAAGAAGATTTTGGGGAAGAATAAAATCAAAATCAAATGAAGATGGAGTTACTTGGGAAAAAATACCCTAAAAATAAATATTAATCTATATTTATTGGAAATATTTTTATAGATGAATAACACCATTAAAAAATTACGCCAAATTATTAAGGAAGAAATATGTAAAGTATTATTAAATGAAGCTTCTTCTCTTAGTCCTGCTACTTTAGCTAAATCATCAAAAAAAGGCGGAACCAGAGGTGATGTTTTATTAAATAAAATAACTAAAAAAGAACCAGTTAAATTATTAAGTGGTGAAGAAATAGTTATTGATGATAAAAAAAGTAAAGACTTTATTGATATTTTAAAATCACAATTATATACAAAAGCCAGTAATATTAAGTTTTTTGATACTAAAGGAAATATTTATACATTAAGTAAATTAGAAAAAACAGCTGATTTTGGTGG